AACTAGCAAATCACCGTGATGATCGTAAGGGGATTTTGTTGGATCTCTCATAGCCATGTGATCAGCAAAAGCGCGGTCTTCGCCCTTTTTGACTGAACTTGGTTTGTCGAGCCAATCTTTTCTTTTTAGGTTTCTACTACGGCGCATGCCTTCGGTAGACCTGCCCTTTTTCTCAGCTTCATTATTAAGCTTTCGAGAACCAAGACTAAAGTATTCCCACATAATAACTCGTGCTTCAAGAAGAAATCCTGGTGCAAGAGTTATAAACTCACGCCTAACTCCGTCGACAGTATCGCCTGTCTGATGAAAGTAACCGTAATTTTTTGCAGAGCCACCGTATTGACCGGGTGCTCCTCGTTTTGTTGGGTTAATAACTGCGTTAAGACCATGTTTGCCAAGTGGCAAAATTTCAGGCATTGTTGCAGCAGTTTCCAAATAACCAAAATTAACCAGAGTGTGATTTCCACCTCTTCCGGTTTTTTCGTTAAGCCATTTGTCTGATGCAGGTTGCCATGTTTGTGTACCAAATACAGAAGCACCGTTTTCAGTAAAACGCTCTGCTTCCATTATTTCAAAAAGCTGCATAACGTCATAAAGACCTGGAGTTGGATCCAATAATCTTTTACTTATAATGTCTAGTTTTGCTGATGCTTTTGATACACCGTTTATTTTAAGACCAAATCTGGCTCTTGCCATATTAGCCTCTTACCCAAGGACCGATCAATTTGTTAACCGTATTTTCCATTTCGTCAAGGTTCATTTCACGACGAATTTGAGGTTCGAACTCAAGCATAATGAATTTAGCTGCCTGAAACAAGCAGGCACGACGAAGTGACGCTGGGATACCGTTTGTGTATCCACCATCGTAAACGACTTTAACACGCGTACCTTCTGGGGCAAATGTACCAAGTCGAAGCCATACGTGGCCATCGGTAACATCTGGTCCAACAATTCCACCATGTGCAAAATTAATTGGTTGGTGATCACCATAGGTGCGGTAAATGTCCATGGACTGAATGTTGTAGGTCCACAATTCCGGATATACCGGAGCGAATTGGTCAAGCCAGAAGTGACGTACAAGAGTTGACGCACCAAGAGCAATGGCTTGAGAAAGACCCAGAGATCCATAGATGTCTAGTGGCATATCGGCGTTATTGCCGTATTCCATTGGGTCAATGCCGAATAGGCGCTCTTGAAAAATGTGACCTGTAAAAGGTGCCAAACGGCGACCCGTCAAGTCCTCTAAGTGAGTTGTTGCCTCAACCAAAATGTCCGCAATAAGCGTAGGTTCGAGGTCAACAACTAACTCGGGATAGCGACGTTGAAAGTCAGCAACACTGGCAAGTGAAACGGGATCGGAATATTGTGACCCGTTGTTTGCCATGATTACTCCTTCTTTGCGCGACGCTTAGTTGTTGATGCTGCATCTAGTGCAGACGTGATGTCGGGCGATGTTGGGTCTTCTTCAGGAGACTTAATAGCCTTCTTTGGAGCAACCTTTTCAACTTCTTCCTCGACAACTTTTTCAATCTTTTTTACTTCTTTTTGTACCTGGTAAAATAGTTCACCGGGAATACTCAAAAGGGAATGAGCCAAACGTACTGGCACTTCAATAGCGCCTTCGTCTCCAGCTTTCTCCCAAGAGTAACCCTCGGTGCCACCTGGTTCTTTTGCTGCAATTAATGGCATTATAAAACCTTTCTGAGATAAATCCAGTGAGGTGGGTAGGGGAGGAACGAGGGAACCTACCCACCCCACTGAAATCTGACTACCTAATTAGTCAACGATGAAGTTAGGAGAGTAAGAGCTGTTTGTTGGTGTTACACCATTTCCAGCCTTGCTGTCCAATGCGCTTGCAACGTTTGCAAGGCGACCAATGTACTTAGGAGCACGAACAGCGAGCGTTGTGTCCGCAACGAATGCGAATGGCAAGCTGTCAGGTGATGAAGTAGTTGGGTACACGTTAACTGGCTGCATTTCACGTACGAATGGTCGTGTGATGTAGTTGGCGTCGCGTGACAATAGGTAGATGCTCTGCTCACCTTGTGAGGTAAGTGGGTGCAATCCTGTGTTGCTGTAAGCGTAAGCAGCAGTAGGCGATGCCTGTGTGTGGCTTCCGTTCATGCAAATAAGGGTTGTTCCGTTGTCAACAATCTTTGTTGTAGCCCAAATGTTTCCAGTTGAGTCAAGGAAGTTTGCGTCAACAATACCGAGGAGGTTGAAGTCAGTGTTAGCTGGGCTTGTTCCTGCTGCGCGGTATACCTTGTAGTGAGTTGGCTGTGATCCTTCTGGACCTGTTGGGGTCGAGAATGAAAGTGTGCAAGCAGTGCTTGAAGGTGAAAGCTTTGCAGTTGCAGCAGCTTGGATTTCTCCAAAACGAGCAATTACAGGAGCAACCTTGTATGTGAAGTCTCCGCTCAATGAACCAGTTCCAGTTGCAGAACCAGAAACAGTTCCCATTTGGTTGGTACGTGGTGAGAGGAATGATGTCTTAACAATTGGCACACCACGGTATGTAGGCACGATCAAACCAGCAGCAATTTCAACCTGGTCAACAAAACGTTGTTGGTTGATAAGGAGCTGTGAAAGACGGCTGTTAGCGTTTGGTGACATGAGGAACATCCACTCAGCGTTTTCGATTGGCTCTGCAACATTGCTCTCAACGAGGTCAATGAGAAGGTCCAGTCCACCGAGTGAAAGGTTGTTTCCACCGAAGTCAATTGCATTTTGGTCAACGCCGTCAACCCATGGGTTGTAAGCAGCGCCTGCCCAAGTAGCAGATCCACCGTAGTTGTCGATTGCACCGCCACCGATACCCTGTGAAGGGCCACCAGTTGATGCAGATGAGAATGACGAACAGATAACGTCAAGTCCGTCGAATTGTGGGTATGGACCCGCAACTGTAGGTGCACCAGCACCCCAGACTAGAGCGTTTTCAATGTCCCAGTAAAGACCGCGGGCAGCACCCTCGATTTCACGGGCACGAAGGTCGCCAATGAGGTCAGCTGTTACAGCCTGTGAGTAACCAGTTACAGCACCGACACTTTGCAGCAAGCGAATTTGGAAGTTCTCTTGTGCGTAGTTTGATGTGCTGACAGGGCGTGCGCCACCGTCGGTTACGAATCCACCCGAAGGTAGGGTTGTACGCTTGTTGAAGTAGTAAACTGTTGAGCCCCACTTGGTTGACGGTAGTGCACGAACTAGCGGCGCGTAGCGGCGCTGGTATTCGAGCAATACTGGGTCAATCTGCTTTTGTACTAGTGCGGCAGCACCAGCAGCAGTGAGGGCTTCTTGCAAGTCGTTTGACATTTGCTTATCTCCTTAAAGATTGTAGTTGGTTAGAAGCCGCGCTCGGCCTGAGCGAACTTGTTTGCGAAGAATGGAGTAGATCCCCAAACTTCATTTTGTACCTTACGGAACGAAGTCGAGTTCATCTCGGCCAGTGCCTCAGGGGTTAGTTCAGCCTCTGACAAGTCAGAAGCGTCGTTGCCTACCGATGAGCCAACGAGTCCCTTGCGGAACACCTTGCCAGTACGGTAAGACTCGATAGCGTTGTTTTGAGCAGCTTCAACAGCTTGCTTTGCAGCTGCTTGAGCAGCCTCGGCAACCATTGCAGCAACTTCTTCAGCGCTGAACATCTTGTTTTCAGTCACATTTGTCTCCTGTGATTCTGTAGTTGATTCCTCTGCAGCAACTTCTTCAGCAGCAGCTTCTTCTTCAGCAGCAGGCTCTTCAGCCACTACCTCTTCTTCGGCTACAACTTCAGCAGCAGGTGCTTCGGGTGTTGATTCAATTGGCTTGATTGCTGCAGCAATAACTGCGGCAAGAGCCTGTAGGTCTGCGTCACTCAGCGTGCGGGCAGCAGCGGTTTCAAGCGTTGCCTCTTCAGCTGGAGTTTCTTCAGTTGTGTTTTCTTCAGACACTTCTGTCTCCTGTTCTTGAGTTGGGGCATTGTCGCTTGACTCTGCCTGTGGTACGGGGTCCCCACAAGTGGGGCAATACATAGCATCTTGTGGAGTTGCTTCTCCACAATTGCTACAGCCGAGTGCATTTGCCGTCATTGACGTTGGCAAAAGCGCTCCACACATGTGACAATGAACTGCATCTTCCATAGCGGTAGCACCGCATTCGTGGCATTCCATGTTGTTGTCGTTTGTCATTTCTTCATCCTCTGGTCCCATGCCACCAGCATCGCCGGTTGCATCTACCTGTGACCAGTCAGGTTTAGATAAGTAAATGTCACCATCGTCGTCTGGATCAATTGCGTGCATAGCAGCAATTGCACCAAAAGCAATACGATTGGCAACAATTCTTAGTTTGTGAGGATCATTTGTTTGACCACTGATGTTAATCGTGTCGTAGTCATTAACAAGTGAAATAGAAGCGTAGGCTTCTAGAATTTCTTGAAAATCATTAGCAAGTTGTTCTTGCTCGCTAACAATGTTTACGCCATATTTTTTTGCTGCAGATTTAATGCGAGATTTAATACGCGCTAGTTGAGCAGCAGTATAAAGTTTGGCGTTTTTGTCTTGGTTAATGTATGACCAAGCAGCTCGAACGTGACCGGCACCATTAATTGGATAACGCTTTTGCTTATCCTTTTGATAACCAGGGTCAGCATAGGCTACATCACCGTATGGTTTTGATGCATCCTTTTCGAAAATTTTGTTTACGGCTTCTTCCACCGCTTCTTCCACTGCATCACGAATTACTTCAGCAGCTTCATGAGCAACAAGTTCTTCATCGCGAGAAACAATTTCAACTGTTTCTACTGATTCAAGAATTGAGAGTTTGTTGTGAGATTCTGCAAGAGCAGCGTATTGAATTTCTGCACCTTCAACGCCAGGGCTGTTAGTGAAGTCAATACCGTGAATTGCAAGATCATCGGCGGTTGTTGCTTCCATGCCGTCTGAGTGAGTAACCGTTTGTGGTTCTCCACGCCATTCGCCACGAATAGAAACGCCCTTAATAAACTTTCCTGCTGTAAGNTTTGCAACATCACGACCAGCGGCTGTGTTTGCAATTTCTGCTTCAAATTGAGCAGATCCATCAGCAAGAAGTTTTACATCTGTAATACGACCAACGGTTGAAGTTGCATCGTCTTGAAAAGCCGCAGCATGACTTGTGGCCATGTTTAGAGGCATTCCCTCGCCAGAGGCGAGGGTTGCTTTCATGCGCTCTACAGCCTTTGCAATGTTACCGCGTGTGTAAAGACGACGGTTTTTTGAAAGACCTGGCTTTAGGAATACACCACGAATAGTGGCTGCCTTAGTTGAGGCCATTTTGTCTCCTGTAGAAATTTTTTATCTTGGTGTAAAACGTTTTCCACGACCCTTCCACCGTTTGACTCCTTTGAATCTGCGGTGGCGACGTTGAAGATGTTTTCTGAACTTTGGCTTGCGAGTTGATCCCCATGAAGTTCTTTTATCAAACCTTGCGGGTCCAATTTCACTAATAAATCTTTTTGTAATACCAGTAAGGCGGTATTTTTTGGGGCGAACTTTTTTCGTGTATTGAATGTATCTAACACCCAATGCACGGTTTTTGCCCTTTTCATAAAAGAGATAGCGTTGTTTATATGCTCTTGCAGCTGCCGCATTTCCACGGCTTTTTATACTTGACTTTCTAAGTCCTTTGTATTTTGCAGAACCAGTGTGATGATATTCACCACGAGCTGCTCTAGCTGCTTTAAGGTTTGCTCGTTCTGCTGCAAGTTGTGCAGCAGTTTGCGATCCTGCTGGGTATTTTCTGTGCATCGCATAAGCGCCTGCTTGACCCAGATAATTACTGCCGGACATTATCCGACTTCTTTAGAAACCAGTGCTGCTGCTTTAGCAGCTGTCATTCCACGAAAAGGATAAACGAGTTCGTTTTCGTTTTCAAACTCTACGCCATTGATTTCAATTGGCTGTGGATTCTCAGGAGTTGTCATCAAGTTTCTCCATCAATCGGTTTATAACTTGAGACATTTGACGAATTTCTTCACGAAGTTCTTCTACCGATTCAGTAGACTTCGGAGATCCAAGCGTATCAATTTTTGCGGGCGCTTGTTTTGTTTTAGGCTTGCTCTTAGGAGCATCAGCACCGTCACCAACTGAGGCATCTTTGCCACCAGGATTGGTCTTGCCCACAACAGGCATATTTGCGGTTTTAACTTGAGCTTGAACTAGCCCAAGGTTTGCCTTGGAAAGATCGTGAATGTCTTGCCATAGAACCATGTTTTGACGGTCAACAAGAACGGCTTCATCTCCACCTTCAATTGGTGGTTCACCAATGTCACCACGAGCACGGTTAATAGTCCATGAACCATTACGAATGCGTTGATCACGAATCATTTCAATAACTTCGTCATCTCGCCAGTCAACCACTCCGAACTTAAGAGTCCAGTCAGTAATGCCGTAGACTTCGTAAATTAAAGCAAATGCAAATTTTTCAAGAACAATTTCTTGAATTGGACCAACCGTGTTAACACGGAAAGTTTTGTCTTGCTGGGTGCCTGTTCCTCCACC